CAATGGCAGCATACTATCCACATCGTTGGGTAACAGAGTCAGCTAATGAAGCAGATGGTTCAGGTAGCTTTGGACGTAAAGCACAGCGTAAAGTTGTAGTTCAAGCGTTACAAGCAATGCTAAACGAAAACCAAGATATCCGTGATGACGAATCACGTATCTTTAACTTGATTGCAACTCCAGGTTATCCAGAACTAATTGGCGAAATGATCACACTGAACTATGATAGAGGCTTAACAGCATTTGTTATTGGTGACTCTCCAATGCGTTTGACATCAGATGCAACTTCACTTAACGAATGGGCAACAAACGTTAATACAGTTGTAGAAGATAACGATAACGGTCTTGTAAGTAGAGATGAATACTTAGGCGTTTATTATCCAAGTGGATTTACAAGTGACAACGCAGGCAACAACATTGTTGTTCCAGCATCGCACATGGTACTACGCACATTTGCATTAAATGACCAAGTTGCATATCCATGGTTTGCACCAGCAGGTACAAGACGTGGCGGCGTAACAAACGCAACATCAACAGGTTATATTAACGGCGAAGGTGAGTTTGTTGCAACAGCACTTAACGAAGGTGTAAGAGATACACTGTACTCAAACAACGTTAATCCAATCACATTCCTAACAGGAGCAGGACTTGTTGTATTTGGACAGAAAACTCGTGCAAGAAATGCAAGTGCATTGGATAGAATCAACGTAGCAAGATTGGTTGTATATTTACGTAGCCAACTTAACACACTAGCAAAACCATATCTATTTGAACCAAATGATAAAATCACACGTGATGAAATCAAACAACAAGTAGAAAGTTTGTTAGTTGAACTAGTTGGACTAAGAGCACTATTTGACTTCTTGGTTGTATGTGACGAAACAAACAACACACCAGCAAGAATCGATAGAAACGAATTGTATGTAGATATTGCTATTGAACCAGTAAAAGCAGTAGAATTTATCTATATTCCACTACGTATCAAAAACACAGGCGAGATCGCAGGTCTTTAATATCATAAAGTAGGGGGTAAAACAAAAACCCCCTACAAATGATAAATACTTGTGTATTAAGGAGAAACAATAGATGGCAATCTCAACTCTATTAAATTTAACAGTACCATTAGCAAACGACACTACTTCAAGTAGTCAAGGTTTGTTAATGCCAAAACTTCAGTATCGCTTTAGAGTGACACTGGAAAATTTTGGTATTACTGGAAACACAACAGAATTAACAAAACAAGTAATTGATGCTACAAGACCAAACATTTCGTTTGATCCAATTCAATTAGATGTTTACAACAGTAAAATTATGATGGCAGGTAAGCATACATGGCAGCCTGTAACAATTAATTTACGTGACGATATTAACGGCAATGTTCAAAAACTAGTAGGCGAACAGCTACAGAAGCAGTTCGACTTCTTTGAACAGGCAAGTGCTGCAACAGGTCAAGATTACAAGTTTACACAACGTATTGAAATCTTAGATGGTGGAAACGGCGCAAATACTCCACAAGTACTAGAAACCTGGGAATTATACGGTTGTTATCTAAACCAAGTTGATTATGGTTCAATGTCATACGCAACAAACGATGCAATGACAGTTGCACTAAACATCACATATGATAACGCAGTCCAACTAAATGTTGGCGTAGGTACACCAAACAATTTCCAAGATAGAAACAGTGAAACAGGCACAGGTGCTACAGGCGGCGCAGCTCTTTAATACTTAAATGAGATTGCTACAAAAAAAGGAGTCTTAATGGCTCCTTTTTTCATGAGATAAATACAATATGGCGTTGAATAGTTTTTATGATAACTTTAGCAGTTTAGATGCAAACAAAGGTATAGTCGGTGACTTTACCCATGCTTCGGCATTATATAGACGTAACAATTTTAGACTGGCTCCAAAAAATCGTTTTTTATATCATATTGTAATTGATGTAAATACAACTGCATTAAGCACACTAGGTAGTAGTGTGTACAATATTTTGAACAAACGTGAATTTAATTTGTTAGCAAGTAGTGCAGATTTGCCTTCGTATAGTATTGCTACAGAAACTTTACCACAATATAATAGAAAAAAAGTTATCCAAACTATGATCAACTATAATGAAGTTGGTATAGAATTTCACGATGACAATGCAGGTTTGACAACACTACTTTGGGAAGCATATTATAGATACTATTACCAAGACGGCAACTACACGGATCAAAGTAGTCGTCCACGTTCATATGCAACAAAATTATATGACACAGATATTTCTAATACATACAGACATGGATTTAATCGTAGACGCACTACTGATATACCATTTTTTAATAGTATTACAATTCATCAGTTACATCCTCAAAACAAACAAAGTACATTTACAAGTTTTACACTTGTTAATCCTTTGATTACAGAATGGAGCCATGATAGAGTTGATCAAGCAGATGCTTCGGGTGTTATGAAAAATAATATGCGTTTAGCATATGAAACTGTTCTGTATGATAGAGAAATTACATCAAGCGAAAACATTCAAAGTTTTGGCGACATACAACATTACGATACAGTGCCTAGTCCATATAATAGTGTAAGCACAAGTAGTATTGCAAAAAATACTAACGATAATACTTTTTGGGAAGAAATATTCAAAGATCTATTATCTAATATTGTTGACTTAACAGGGTTTAATAGTCAACAACGTCAAAGCCAATTACCTCTGTCTGTACAACCTATTACACAAACTACAAATCCACCGGCAAACACTACCAACTTTTTTCCATCACAGTTAAATCAAAACATAACTACTTTTGCACAACCTGTTTCTTTACAAACTCAAAACTTTAATCTTAGTAATCAAGAATTTAGAAGACAACTACAAAATAATCCTCAGAAACTTGCAGACTATGGAAAAGATAAAAGTGTAAAAGAAATATCAATATTAACCGGAAGAAATATACAAGAATCAAAACAGTTTTATGATGATTTATCTCCTAACGTAAAAACACAGATTGAGCAAGCTGCATTAGAAGAAACAGATAACGTAAACTTTGTTAAACGTTTAAGTGAATTAGGAGTAATAACAGGAATATGAGTAGTTACGCAGAAGAAGAAAAAAACGCAAAACAAGATAGCGGTAAAGAAGTTAAACAGATTTTTGATAGATATTTTACAAAACAAATCAACATAACAAGTAACGAAGTTGATACTGTTGTTGGATTTTTTACAAAAAGAAAGTTTACAAAAGATGCTGCAATTTCTGTTGCAACAGTTATTATACAACAAGCAAAAGCAGAAAGTAAAAATGTATTTGAATTAGTTGATACACTTACAGGCTTAACCGAATTACAATTAAGTCAACTAGTAAGTGCAATTTTAAATAACAACAGAAGTAAAATTAGTGCATTAGGTTACAAAAATTCTTACAACATTGAAACAACTGAAAACAGAAATGTGAGATTGTAATGGGACGTTTTGCCCAAGGCAAATTTACTCTCAAAAACCCTGACAAATACATTGGCGGGCGCACCCCAACATATCGCAGTAGTTGGGAATTTGCATTCATGCGTATGTGTGACACAAACGATAATATATCAAAATGGGCAAGCGAAGCAATAAAAATACCTTATAGAAATCCATTTACAGGTAAACATACAATTTATGTACCTGATTTTTTCATTGTATATGCTGACAGAAATGGTAAACAACATGTTGAACTAATTGAAGTTAAACCTGCAAATCAAACTGTAAAAGAACAAATTGGCAATAGCAGAGCTAATAAAGCACACTATGTTTTAAATCAAGCTAAATGGGGAGCAGCTAGGGCGTACTGCAAACAAAAAGGCATGCACTTTAGAGTGGTTAACGAAGGTGACATATTCCATCAAGGAAAAAGACGTTGATTATTACAGAAAATAACTTGCCGTGGAAACATTGTATCATTGATGATTTTTTGAACGGCAAAGAAATTAAATCACTACAAAAATTTAGTAAAAAACATATAAAGCAATACAACACAAAGCGTCATTATAATGCAGTAGATTTGCCTAGTCCGCAAAAAGAAATACTAGAAAATACTATTGAAAAAATGCCAAGCATTGTACAAAATTTAGATTATGAATCCCAAAGAAAAGGTAAAACATATCCGTTAGGTCATTTAGCCATCAATCCAGCTGGTTATAGTTTTCAACCTCATTGCGATGATGAAACTAAAGTTTGGACTTTTGTAACATATATTGGACCAGAAGAAAGTATTGGCACATATGTAATGAGTAATCCTGATCAAACAGATAAAATAGAAATACCTTGGAAGCCTGGACGCTGCTTAGTGTTTGCTGGTAATAACGGAGAAACGTGGCACAGTTACGAAAGTGGCAATAACTGGCGTGCAACTATAACCGCATATATGAACACTGATAAAAACTGGGGTAAATAATACTAGCATTTAATGGATAACAATTATGACTAAAAAACTTGAAGAAATGTTAAATTTGCCTGACAACGAAGATCTCAAAGAAGAAGAACCTACGCCAGTTGTCCAGCACGAAGACACATTTAGAGATATAGCCGAGTTTGATAAAATAGCAAGTGCATTGCCTGCTGTAAAAGGCTTAGGCGATATGGCAGACAAAGAATTAAATGAAGTTGCAGACAAAGCAATGACTGCGTATGACGACTTGATGGATTTAGGTATGAATGTAGAAAGTCGTTACAGTGGCAGAGTTTTTGAAGTTGCTGGTACAATGTTAAAAACCAGTTTAGATGCAAAAGTTGCAAAACTAGATAAAAAACTAAAAATGGTAGAGCTACAACTTAAAAAAGAAAAAATGGATAGAGATAGCGGACCAGGAGACGGTGATATTGTAAGCGGTGAAGGCTATGTGGTCACAGATAGAAACAGTCTGCTTGAACGTCTAAAAGGCATAGATAAAGATAAATAGTATTATAGTTTAGGATACGTCAATGAAAAATTTTGCTGATTATTTAACAGAATCAAAAAAAACATATGAATTTAAAATTGGCATCGCAGGTGACAGGCCTGACGGATGCGAGGATATGATTGAAACAGGATTACAAAAGTTTGGCATTACAAAAATGTCAGCTGGCAAGAAAACTCCAATTCAAGAGCGTCCATTAGATTTTCCACAGTTAGAAAACACAGATGTAATGTACTATGAAGTTGAACTAACATACCCAACAACTGTACAAGTATTACAAGAATACTTAGGCGGTGTATGCAGTGTTCCTCAAAGTCACATTATTGTACGTAATCCAAACGAACCACAAGAACTATATCAGCAAGAAGATGCAAAAGACGAATACACAGCAAAATTGACTCAAGAAGATATGGGCGGTGAAAGCGCACAAGCAGACGCAGGCTCAGATCGTGTAATGAACTTGTTGAAAGAATTAGAAACAGCACGTAAAGAAAGAGACAACGATTACGTTGGAGAAGCACCTGCAGGTGATAGCAAAGACATAAGCGATGTTGAAAACAGTAAGGCGGTGTTATCGTGAAACGTAAAGAAGTATTAACAGAAAATCCACTAGCAATTGCACTTATGGGCGCACTAGTTGGTATGGGACTAGAAAAAGAAAAAGCAAAAAAAGCAGCAGCACAAGCTGTTAACGATGCAAAAACAGGTGCATGGAAAGATCCAGATAAACAGCCAGCAGCAAGAGCACCACAGGGTGCAGATTATAATCAAATTATGAAACGTGGCAGTAGAGGCGAAGGTGTTAAGCAACTACAAATAAACTTAGGTATGACAGGTCCGGAAGTTGATGGTATTTTTGGTCCTGCTACAGAAAAAGCAGTTAAAACATTTCAACAAAATTCAGGTGCAAAAGTAGACGGTATAGTTGGTCCAGAAACTAGAGGCATGATTGAAAAATATGCAAACAATCCAGATAAAGATCCAAGCAAGGTAAATGTAGATAGACCTACAAGTAATAAACCAGGAGCAGCACCTGCACAAAAACCTTGGAAAGCTGTTAATCCTCAACCACCGGGTTATGGCCGTGAAAATAACAAAGTTTTAATTACAAATGGTGAAAGATATTACTTTGTACGTGCTGAACCAAAAGATGGAAAATACAGTGGCGGTGGACCAGTTATGATGAAAAATGGTAAACCAACTGGTATGGTAGGAGCAGCAGGCTTTAGAGTAGATGCTAATATGGTAGATATGGATGGAACACCAGCAGCAAGCGGTCCAAAAGTAGGTGATCCGATTACACCAGAATATCAAAAAATATTACAACAAAAAACGGGCGACGGTGGAATGGTTGGAGAACCAATGACACAAGCAGATGTTGCTGCTATAATGGGAGAGTCAGTTATGACAGACAAAAAACAATTAGACGAAGCAAGCATCAACATCAACGGTGCAGATGCAGGCGAAGTAGCAGAAATACTACGTATGATGCAATTAGCAGGTGCAGACGGTGCAAAAGTAGTTGGTCCAGATGATATCAATCAAGGTCCAAAACCTTGCCCAATTTGCGGTAAGATTCACGGCCCAAGTCAACCAATGGGCGGTTGTGGTGCAAAACCAAAAGAGCCAGAAATGGGCGACATGATTCGTATGATGGCACCAGGCGAGGCAATGGAAGAAGAAGATTATGATGGCGATTTCCAAGATGCTAGTACAGAGCCAGATGAAGAATATGCAAA